GGCCGACATAATACAGCATCTGATCATATTCGGGTTCGAATTCTTCCATTTCGAACATGATCTTATAGTTCATAAAGTCTTTGACCCGCTGAGCTCGCTTTTCCAGCTCGGGGGTAGACTTGCCAATCACCTTAGTGTTGACAGGGCCGTTGGCCGGAATCAGCTCCTTGTAAGCACCAGCCTGAAACTGCCCAATAGCCTCGTTCAGCAGTGGGTGGTACACGCCCGTTGCGCCTTCAAACGGCTGAGTGCGCTGCTCGTTCTTCAAGCCCAGCAGCCCAAGGCCCTTGGTATAAGCGTCTTCCCAGTCCTTGCGGCTTTCCTTGTCCTGCTCGACGGCTTCGGTAACATAGCTCAGAACATCGGTAAGTTCGTCGGGCGGTAGAATAGCTGCAAGGTTGTCGTAAAAGCCCGTACCCCCAAGCGCAGGCAGATCCGGCCCGAGGTTGATGGTAGCCCCGCCATCGGGGTCCAGCATATTGTCTTCGCCAGCCAGAATAACCTCAAGGTCGTCTTGGCCCATGAGCGCCTGTTCTTCATCACGAACAGCGGCATCTTCGAGCGACAAAGCCTGCCCCAGCGGAGCAGAAAGCATGGACTTATCAATGTTGTTTACGGCCATCGGGAGATCTCCAGAGTTGACGGCACCTTAACTCAAACCTGTTCAATAGTACACCCGCTCGCGCGGGGGCCGTTCAAGGGTATCGCGCCAATCCTCGGGGTGGGTGATAAACCCGCCTTCGCGGAAACGGCGCAGCGCCTGAGTAACGGTATCTACGTAGTCGTCATGTTCACCCGACGGAAACGCCGCGCACTCTTCAATAACTTCTTCGGCCCACCGGGCATCAGGTGCCCAAACAAGCCCTGCTTCAAACAGAGGTGCAATGGAGTTAACGCGAGTAATTTTGTCGTTACCTCGGCTGGGGCTATAGTTCACCACAGGTATGCCCATCGCCCGGAGTTCCTGTGTTAGCGGCATACCCGAGGCTTTACTTTCAATCAGCACCGCTTCGGGGTTCCAATACTTGTATTCGTCAAGGGCGGTGCGCCGCAAATCAGGAAAATCCCACCTGTTTTTCTGCGCATCCAGCAAGATAATGTTCGGTGCTTCGCCTTCCCGTGGATAGAACACGCCCCATGTGGTGATGGCACTGAAGTCAGCATGCGTCTGCTTGCTGTACGCGGTATCGTACGACTGCATGACGTATGTGAGCTTGGGCAGGTCTTCGTGTTCCCACTTGCGCCACCATTCCCGCTTGAGAATGGCGCTGGTTTCGCTGGTGGGGTTCTGCTGCCACTGAGCTTCCCACTTGCCTACGCTGAGAGAGCCTTTAACCGCAAGCAGATCTTCCTTCTTCCAGAACTCCGGCCAGAGCGGCTCACCAGAAGGCATCAGCGCAGGGAATTCAACCACTTCCCACTTGTCGGCCAATATGTCGCGCTGCATTTGCCGCAGCACCTTACCCGTTAGGTCATTTTCTGCCCACCGGGTCATAACGATTACGATGCTTCCGCCCGGTTGCAAACGCTGGCGCGGGCCGGAAGTGTACCATTCATAGGCATGTTCCAGTGCCGACGGACTGAGCGCATCCTGCTCGGAATGCGGATCGTCGATAATCAACAGGTCAGCGCCTCGGCCCGTTACCGCACCACCAACACCCGCCGCGAAATATTCGCCGCCCTGCGTGGTTGACCAGCGGCCCGCCGCTTTGTCGTCGGCGCGGAGCGAAACCTTCTGGAATATCTTGTGATATTCCTCGCTTTCCATCAGAGTACGCACCTTGCGGCCAAACCGGAACGCCAGTTCAGCCGTATGAGTAGTCTGCATGATCTTGAGCTTTGGCCTCCGGCCGATCAACCAAGCAGGCAACAGGAAGCTGGCGAACTCGGACTTGGTATGGCGCGGCGGCATATTGATGATCAAACGGCGGATTTCGCCCCGAGCGAGTTTTTCAAACTTCTCGGCCATGATCTTATGGTGCCGCCCGCCGATAAACTCCGGCCAGACCTGCTTTACAAAGCTCATAAAGTGTTCTTGCGCTTCGGTACTTGCCTCAAGGTCTTTGGCACGACCCATCAACTGCGCAAGGTAGCGCAGCTTTTCTTCAGGCAAGCCCTCAAGCGGTTCGGTGGACATTAAGCCCCCCGGCGAGCGCAGCCCCAACCCTTGATCTGGATGGACTTGCGCTTGGCAACCTTGGCCTTCTTGGGCTTGTTGACCATACCGCCCTTGGCTTTTTTCATTGGCATGTCGTCGTCATCCTCTTCTTCCATGTCGTCAGAATCGTCTTCCATGTCGCTGGGCTTGCAGCTACCTTTGCCGCCAAGCATCAGAACGACCATCTTACCAGAACCCTTCGGCATTGCCTTATCTCCAGCTTTTGAACAACTTCTTGATTTCGTCTTGTGTGTACTGCTTACGCTCGGGCGCGGCTACCTTTTTATCGGCAGCGGTGCGAAACTTCTGCAACTTCAACCGTGCGCTCTTGGACGGTGGCTTCACTTCTTTTTCCGGGACATCCCGGCCTCGCTCAGCGCAATGGCGATCGCCTGATTGCGGTTCTTCACCACCGGGGCCTTGCGCAGGCCTTTGGGGTCAATGCCGCCATGCAACGTACCGCGCTTAAACTCGCCCATGACCTTGGCCACTTTGGATTTCTTTTTCATGCGTATGCTGCCCTTTCAACTAGGTCAACGATGCCACCCTTTGCGAACCGTGGCAAGCCGTTCTTGAGTATGAACTCCCGCAAGTCCGGGCTGAGCTTGATTACCCACGCCTTTTTGGCATCTGTATCGGCGGGCGCTTTGACGTTGCTTTCCCAATCCTTGTACATCTGATGAGCATACGGCAGCACGGCCAGTTGGGATTGCGCATCCGCAATATCTCGTTCCCACACATCTGCCCGCTCGAATGCTTTCATCAAGGCATCATTTTGCTCTTTAGTCATCTGGTCGTATGGTATGCTCTGGTACCGAGCAATAATATCTTCATTGCTCTTTTGCAGGGCTTGGGTGCTTTCCAGCTTTGTTCGCAGGTTATTACCCATAGCCGTAACGGCTTCGTCCGGGGTATTGTTGTCCACTTCCATTTTATGCACAATACGCCGCAGCAGCGTCTGCGCATTCAGCTGAGCATTTTCCAGATCTTCCGGATTGCGGTAGTTTTCGGGCGGGAAATATCGGTCAAAGTTGATATGCCCCTGCTCCGCCCACGCAAGCACGTTATTACCCGGCTCATCGTAAGCCGATGTTGTTCCAAGGTCCACGAAGGGCCGTTCTTCGGCCTCGATCTTCAGCCCCTTGATGCCGCTTTCTTTTTCGACATCCTTCAGTACCTTGCCCATTTCCTTGGGCAATACGCTGTCGTAGAAGGCCAACAAACCTTCTCTAGTGTTATCAGTAAACCCGCCCCACCGCTCTGCATGTACTGCGCCCGGTGCAATAACAATTTCGTCCTGACCGTTTTTCGCGGCTTCCAGCAGTAACTTCTTTGTGGCCAGCGGTACCCAGCCAGCGGTACCCTGCGTTACATACGGAGCAACTGGCTCGCCGTATTTTTCGTTATAGAGCATTTCTTCCACGGGGTCCATGGGATCGGCCCGCTGACCTTCGGTTTTCAAAGTTTCGCCGAACGTATCGCGAGCCTCTTGCAGGAATTCTTCCGGAGTGAAAGGCTCGCCACTGCCCATCAGCTGCCACTTGTCGTCCTGAACGCCCTTTACCCGGTAGAAGTTCACCGTATCGTGGCCTGCGTTTTGGGCCTGATAAACGAGGTTCTGCGCAAAATCCGCATACCGAGGGCCAAGCGACGGATCCTTTTTAATGGCCTTGGCGTGAAGCTCCTGCATGGTGCTTTCAACCTTGTCCAACGGCACCCGCTTGATTTCAATGCGGTCGGAGCTGGCAGGCAGCGCCCATTTACCCGCCAACCGCTGCGCCCAATCGGACTGGAGCTCCTCCACGCGCAGTACCTTTTTGGCTAGGCCATCAGCGCCCGTGTACACGTCATCCTTCAGTCGCGCATGGAACAGCGTATTATCGGGCAAATAGTGCGTGCTGTATTGGAACGGAAACTGGCCGTAAGAAGCGTTGGGATTTGTCCACTGAACGTTCAACATGCGGTAGTTGGTGCCACCGGGCATGGTGTCGGCTTCAAAATAGTTGGTAAACGTTTCCCTAAATTTGGGGTTGAACGCCGCCATCTTATTGATAATTTTATCTTTGGAGATCAGGCTTTCCGGCTCGAGGTTATCCAGCCCCAGAGCTTGCATCTCGGCCTTTTTGACGCCCTTCTGTTCCAGAAAAGCCTTGTATTCAGCAACCGTTGACTGTTTCTTGCTGAACTCGGACAGTAGTTCTTCCGATTTATTGTAGAACCCGTCGCGAACCTCGGCCCGCCGTGTGCTGCCTACCGGATTATAAGGGTGGGCATTCATCTGGCGCGGCCCACCCTTTTCGAGCTGGAGCTTGCCCAGAATAGAATCCGAATCCGTATCGGCTTTGAATTTGCCCACCCGCGTAGCAATCGACGGGTCCAAAATAGACAGTTCCACAAGACCACTCGGCAACCGCTCGGCGTAAAGCTGAGATTCGGCCCTGTACCGTGCAATCTCTTCTTGTGGAGTGGGTTTACCCGGCTCGCCCAACTGCCGCTCGGGGAACCCTTCCAGCGGGATCGGCCCATTGGATGTCAGCAGCGCCGACTTCGGCACACTGAACACATGCACCGTTTTCTCGCCCTTGCCATACTTGCGGGCATACATCTGAGCGCCTTCAATGGCTTGCTTGGCCATTTCCGGGTTATCGGTCGGCACCACATAACCATACAGCCCCTCGCCCAGCGGCCGAATGCCACCCGGCTCGCCCGTACCCAACTTCTTCTTATCAATCCGCCCGAAATCGCTACCGCCATGCACAACCAATACGCGGTCGTCGCCCTTGGGCCTTGGCGAACCGCCTCCACCACCCCGGCCTTCGGGCGCGAACAAGGCGTTATACCCCCGCTGCAAAAACCCCGCCGGACCCATGTTCAAGGTCGTTCCGCCAGAAGCATTCGGCATCGGAACATCAGTATCACCTTGCAGCGTATACCCCTGCTGATAGTAATGCTCCAGCCCACCTTCGGCTTCTTCGCGGGCAGCTTGCGCCGCCTTGCCTTCGGGGGTGTCCGACCCATACGTGGCCAAATCTTCATCTGCCTTTTGAAGCTGCTTCTGCAACTGGCTTATGCGGCCCCGAGCGAACTCATCCAGGAACTGGGCGTTTTCGGTGTCCGCTAACCGTGCAGGCCGCTTTCCGAACAAACGGTGCAGGTCGTCCCGCCGCATTTCCAGATCGCCTTCGCGATCCAACTCCCCTTCCATGAAATCTTCATAGTAGGTGCGCAGGTCGTAGAGCAGCTCCTTCTTGTTCTTTGGCTGGTAAGCCAAGGCCCGCCATTCGCCCGAAACATTGTTCACCTTTTCAGGGTTGGCCCGCCACAGGCTGACAGGCGCGTCATCTGGCAAATCCTTATAGAAAAGGTCAGCATTGCCAGCACCTATCTTGCGGGCTTCAGCTGCCGTCGTTTGGATAAGCTCAATATCCTCTGTCTTGGGCTTGCCCGCAACCATTTGCGGCTTGGCTTCAGACTTGCCCTTGCCTTTAACACCCGCCCGCAGGGCATTGGCTTCGGCCGGGATAGCGCCCGCACCGAAAGTCACCAAACCAGTAAAGTCAGCGCCGCGCCGAAGAACCTCCTCCGTCGGACGGCCTGTGGATGGGTCGAATACCTGCACCCTGCCCGCCAGCGCATCACCCGGCAGGGTGGCACCCGAAACCGCCGACTGCGCCGCACCCGTTACAATATCGCTTACGCCAATATCACCCCGCCCACCAAGGAACGTCGGCAGAAAGCCTTGGGCCACGTTCCCCGCATTACGGGCCACCGCACCAAGGTAACTGGACCACGGTTCAGCAGCCGCCCGCTGCTCAGCCAAATAAGCCAACTCCTCCGGCGTATATTCCGGGGTAGAAACAGGCGACGCCGTGGCTATGCCACTGTTGGGTACAACAGACTTGTACGGGGCATAATCATTGGGCGGCATTTCACTCTGCTCCGGCTCGGCCAGCAATGGAGCAGTATTAACTCATCTGAACAGACAAGTACAGTGAAGGCCCGGAGGTGCGTGGTCTCCGGGCCTTCGTCGCGTCCACACTGAAAGGGCGGATAACTGTGTGTGCAACCGGGGTAACGAAACACCAATCACAGTGCTTTTGCCGCCACCCGCAACACCAAGGTACAAGTAGCTCAGGGGGTTGACAATGGTGCAAGAACCGTGGACCATGAACTCACAGGTTGTGTCCATAAGATTTTGAAATTTTGTAAAATTTTTCAGGGGTCCGGATCCAGAACCCCATAATTTTCTGACGGGGTAATTGTTCGGATAAAATCGTGTTTAGGGTGAAGTCGAAGCAGGAGGTAAAGCCCCCAAGGGGGGGCCTCTCGTCCTCGTCGGCCGGGGCATGGTGCATCGCACCCTAATGCTGCACCGCACCTACCGCAGCGCGGCAAACTGTAACCAAGACTGTTACATATTGCGGCGCACAAAAGCCCGTGCTGCATTGCAACACGGGCCGCGCTTGTTACTTGCTGGCGGGGGCGGGCAGGGCTACCAGCTTGGCAAAAGGTTGCCCCCATGTTTTGCTGGTGGCGCTAAAGCCCCCGTTAAGCAGGGCCAGCAAATCAAGGTAGCCCTGCGTTGCCAGCCCCTTAACCTTAAAGTGCTGGTACGCGCCAGCAAGCGGCACGGGGCCGCTATGGCCATTGGCAAAGCCCCAAAGCAGGGCGTTAATAATGGCCGCGCGGCCACCAGTAGCCTTGCGCAAAAATGGCACTTGCTGGCCCGCCGCAATGTTGGGCAGGGCTACAATGCCACATAGGGCAGGGTTGCCGCCGCACTGCGTGTTAATAAATTGCTGGACCTGCCCCTGCGTTACAGGGTGGCTAAAGCCCGCAAATGCGGCGGGGGCCTTAGCGGCGGGGGCGGCCACCGGGGCCGCGCCCTTGGGGGCAGGCACGGGGGCTACAGTTACCTTAGCGGCGGCGGGGGCGGGCTTGTTATTGGGCTTAGCCATTTTAGTAGTACCTTTGGTTACGTGGCGCGGGCACCATTGCCCCGCCACTATTAAAACATTAGTGGCCAATTGTGGCAACATTAAGGCAAACAATAAACAGCAATAACGGACGACAGCCCCCGGCCGACGGACCCGATGCGACCGGACCCGATGCGACCGACGACGATGGATGACGAAGATGGATGACGAAGAAAGAGGACATGGACCACGGGCATAGGCCCGCGCACATATGTCATCGGTCATCTTTTTTCTTCTTCGGAACCACGGCCCGAGGATTTCAGACGACGAAAGATGACGAACAATCACCAAGAATGAGGAGCGGCCCTCGGTCCACGGACCTCGGATCTTCTACTATCGTCCGTCGTCTTTTTTCTTCTTCGGAACCACGATTGTCAGCGCCCAAGCTCCAAGATATACTGGACCGTCATCCTCAATCCTTCTGCCGTGTCATCTTCTTCATAGATCGGGGACCACGGGCCTTCATCCAAGGTTGCACCTTCGTACAACTGTACGATCTTAGAACAGGGACGATGAACCAAGTTGTAAACTCGTCCACCTGACCTAACGTATTGCATTTGCCACTGAATTTGGTGCGGGCGTAATCCAATCTGCTTAGACGTGAGGCCGATTTTTACCGAGGGTAAAGAAACGACCTTTGTTTCAATCCAGAAACTGACCCTAGGGCATACCCCGTGTAAGTCGGGCACACCGGGCAAAGCCCATGATTCTATGCGGGTCCAATGGACATCACGCTTCGTTGCGTCCGTCAGTTTCTTGCTGAACTTCGATTCCGGCTTTTTCGACATTTTGTCCCGATTGTACTGTTACACTAGCCTGATGCTCAATTACCTTGCTCGTATCCAGTATGGCAGTTAGGGCCGGAAACTCTTCCGTGAGCTTGGCAATTTCCTTCATAACGTCTTCACGGCTCATTTGATCTAGCTGGCCGTGCAGAATTTCCTTGCGGTCAATGTACAAGCCCGCAGCCTGACCCCGGTGCTTTTCGGCCGACACTGCCGCAGCATACGCCCCGTTCTGCAAAGCGATGTCGCGTATTTCAGCCAGCTTGCGCACATTC